AACAGTTGTGCATGCGCTGCACAGCCAACCCCGGAGGAGTGGGTGGTTGGTGGGTCAAGAAGATGTACATTGATCACCGCGAACCAAACAAGCCTTTTGGTGCCTACGATCTAGAATCTGGAAAAGAGTTTGTGTGGCCGGACGGTCACGAAAAAGCAGGTCAGCCGCTGTTCTATCGCAAATTTGTTCCCGCACGGTTGACTGATAATCCCTACCTCATGGCAGACGGCCAGTACGAGGCCATGCTTAGGTCGCTCCCGGATGTCGAGCGTAGACGACTCCTAGAAGGGGATTGGGACGTGGCGGAGGGAGCGGCCTTCCCCGAGTTTTCGAGACAACGACATGTGGTCGAACATTTTGAACTTCCAACCAACTGGCCCCGCATACGTGCGGCGGACTACGGGTACGCGAGTCCTTCGTGCGTTTTGTGGGGGGCTATTGACTGGGATAATAACATCTGGATTTATCGTGAGCTATATGCTAGGCACTTGACAGCCGAGCAACTCGCTGATAAAATACTAGAAGCAGAAGAGTTAGACCCACTTCCACACTACAACGTCCTAGACTCTTCTTGCTGGAACAAGACCGGCTTTGGCCCGTCCATTGCAGAGACAATGATGCGGGCCGGTGTTAGGTGGACTCCTTCGGACCGCAACCGTCTCCAAGGTAAAATGGAAGTTCACAGGCGGCTTGCTGACGACCCCTACACCAAAGAACCGCGTCTTCGAATATTCTCTACGTGCAAGCACACCATAGCTCAACTATCGGGCATACCTCTCTCCAAAACCAACAGTGAAGATGTAGACACGAAGGCAGAGGATCATGCGTACGATGCGTTGCGGTATATGGTTATGACGCGCACGTCGGGGTATCAGGCTATACACAAAACACTTCAAGGCATCAAGGATCAGGCGTTCAAGCCCTTTGATGCTACCTTTGGTTATTGATGGCAGAACTCGATCCAAAGACCGCGACGATTCGCGAGGTTGCACAGGCGTACGCCACAAAGAATAAACGTGGGGACGCTTTTGTCACATCCTCCGTGCAGTTCTTTAAGGATATTGCAGACGAACCCGGCTCCGCCATGCGTCTTTTTGAAAAGGATGCGGACGGGATTACTTTGCTTGCCCGCACTTTTAAGGAGAGTGAAGACTCATCAACTGTCAAGACTGCCATGCAAAACTTACGGCAGGTCGGCTTGACACTCAAGGGTTCGTACGGTCCAGACACTCCTGAATATAATCTTCTGCCCGACGAGAAACCTAACACAGAATTAAACAAACGTATTTTTGGTAGGGCAGAACCGGCCAAGGCTGTAGCAGCCATAGGTATCAATCCAGACAGAAAAGCTATGGGGGCTTTATTTTCTGGTGTCGCAAAATATCTTGACGATCCTAAAACCCGCCCCATAGCACAAGCAATTATTTTTAACTTGAATACAGGTCTACGCCCTAACGCAGTCGGGCAGCTACAGATGGGCAGTTATGGTTCAGAAAACGGCAGTCTGTTTATTGATGCGGAGACGAAGGGCGCAAAGGGGCGGTCTGTCAACATCCCGTTAAATCCGTTGGCCGACTCGATTCTACAGTCAAATTTACCAAACGCTAAAAAGACGGGGTTCTTCTTTACAAAAGAAAACGGCAAGCCTGTAACATCTGAAGACATGACTAAACTCCTTCGTGAGGTAAAAGTCCCTAAAATTATGTTCGATCAGAACACAAAGACATATTACGATAGCCTTTCTCCCGCTAATTTCAAGGGTAAAAAAGGCTCTGCACTCCTCCGAAATGTTCATGCCACTATCGGTTATAGCGTCGGTATACCTATGGAGAGACTGGCATATCTTCAGGGACGGAGCTTAAAAGCGGCTTCTGATTCTGCAGAACAAGGCACCTATTTAGTTAACTACCCCCACGCTGTTGGTGACGTGGATAGAGGTCACGCCAGCATGTTCTCTAGCTTTTTTGCTGACGCTGCAAAAGAAGCTGGCTTTGATATTGGGGACCGTATGCCTCTGCCAACGGAGCGGATCACCACTGCCACCCCGGGGTATGAAAATTATTTTGACATGCCCGTAGCCGAGAAGGCTCCCGAACCAGTGAAGGCAGAACCAGTCAAGGCCGGACCGTCCCCCGAACTCCAAGATCAACTCGCCCGCAACAATCTTGATCTTTCAAAAATCGTCGAGAACTTCGGCAAAACTGTAAAAACCGTGGTAGATAAAACCCCCGGCCCAGTCAAGAAAGCATTCGGACCTCTCGCTGCAGGTTTAACCACACTAACTGCTGCAGGCACAGCCCAGCGAGTAGAAGCCGCTACAGGTTCTCGCACTCTCGGTGCCATAGCAGGTGCATCTGAATTTGCTCCTATAGGCTACAGCGACGTAGTAGATATGGCAGCAGGGAGGAGTGCGCCCGATACTTTTGGCATGACTCCGGCTAGCCGTATAGCCGCCGAACAAGAGGCTGGCTTTATAGACTTAGAAACAAACAGGGAACCTGAAGCTGCCCCTGCCCCTGAAGCAGGCTTCATCACTCGTTAAGTAAAAGGAGTAACCCAATGAGCAACTATAACTTTGGTGCTGCATACATTATGAATTCACCGAACACTTCGGTCGATGACGCAATGGGTTCAGACAAGTTGTACCGTGAGGGACTTGAGTTCGATACCAAGACCGCACAAGGTGTTCTGACGGAAGATATGCCGAAGAAGCAGTCCAAGACTACTGTTGACGGTTCTATCATGCGTCTGGCCGAAGAACGCGACTACTAAGACATGTCAGAAGATAATTTTCTCCAGCCAGCGGATGATACCGCTGTAAGCCTGCTTGATCCAGAAGAGCAGATGCCCGGACTTGCGGCTTACATCAAGTCCAAGTTTGAAGATGCGGAGAACGGCAGATACTCTCACGAGCAACGCTGGCTCCAGTCATACAAAAACTTTAGGGGCGTCTACGACTCTACGACTCAATACCGTGAGTCGGAGAAGTCTCAAGTCTTCATTCGGATCACAAAGACGAAAGTCCTTGCAGCTTACGGTCAGATCATCGACATCTTGTTTGCGAACAAGAAGTTTCCGCTAGTCGTCGAGTCCACTCCCGTACCAGAAGGTATCGCGGAGTTTGCTCATATGGAGACCCCTCTTGATCAGATGCAGCCTCAAGACCCCTACGGGTTCGCAGGAGACGGCAGAGAGCTTGCTCCCGGGGCACTACAGGCGGAAGACGCCAAAGCCTTTCTAGGAGGCTTACAAGGCGAATACGGGCAATTGCCGCTGGCGGAGGGGCCAGCCAAGATGGGTGAGCCGCAGATCGAACCGGCCAAGATCGCAGCCCATCACATGGAGAAAACTATCCACGATCAACTACTCGACACGAACGCTGTAAACGTGTTGCGTAGTTCTATCTTCGAGTCGTGCTTGCTGGGAACTGGCGTCGTCAAGGGGCCGTTCAACTTCTACAAGCGTCTGCACCGCTGGGAGCGGGGTGACTCGGGAGAGCGGGAATACATGCCGGAAGAGAAGACCGTGCCACGCATCGAGATGGTGTCGGCTTGGGACTTCCATCCTGATCCTGCTGCAACCAGTATCGAAGACTGCGAGTACGTCATCGAACGTCACCGCATGAACCGCCAGCAACTTCGTTCTCTTATCAAGCGTCCCTACTTCAATGCGGAAGCTATTCAGGAGTGCCTTGCAAAAGGTCCGAACTACGAAGACAAGTACTACGAAGATACCATCCGCGAAGACGAGACAGAGCCATACTATCAGGGCAACCGCTTTGAGGTCTTGGAATACTGGGGCGTTCTAGATTCCAAGCTGGCTAAAGAAGCTGGTCTCGAAGGCGCAGAGGAGATGTCCGAGTTCGACGAGGTACAGGTTAACGTCTGGGTTTGTGGCAGTATAGTTATTCGCTGCGTCCTCAATCCGTTTACCCCTGCCCGCATTCCGTATCAGGTGTTCCCGTACGAGATCAATCCCTACCAACTGTGGGGCGTTGGCGTAGCGGAGAACATGGAGGATGCACAGAAGCTGATGAACGGGCACGTTCGCATGGCTATCGACAACCTCGCTCTTGCTGGCAACCTTGTCTTTGATGTTGATGAGGCCAGCCTTGTACCGGGGCAAAACATGGACATCTTCCCCGGCAAGATATTCCGTCGTCAGTCAGGCGTGACTGGCACAGCGATCAACGGCCTTAAGTTCCCGAACACGGCAGGTGAAAACCTGCAGATGTATCAGATTAGCCGCCAACTGGCTGACGAGGAGACGGGTATCCCGTCCATCGTACACGGTCAGACAGGTGTGACTGGCACAGGCCGTACGGCAGCAGGCTTGTCAATGCTGATGGGTTCAGCGGGCCTGTCGATGAAGACGGTCATCAAGAACATCGATGATTACCTTCTGAAGCCGCTGGGCGAAGCATACTTCCAGTGGAATATGCAATTCAATGATGAAGCAGAAGACATCCAAGGAGACTTGGAAATCAAGCCGCGCGGCGTAGCCGCAGTGATGCAGAAGGAGGTTCGCACACAGCGACTCACCTCTCTCTTGCAGACAGTAGCAAATCCGATGCTGGCACCCTTCATCAAGATTCCGAACCTCATGCGCGAGTTAGCTATCTCTCAGGACATCGATCCTGACAGCTTGGTCAACGATGCAAACGAGGCTCAACTCTACGCAAAGATGTTACAAGGATTGATGGCGAATGTACAGCAAGGAGCAAGCGAGGCTGGTGGGGCCGCTGGTCAGCAACCCGCAGATATGGGCGGGGCTGGAGGAGTACCTCCAAGTCCTGAAGGAACAGACGTTCAAGGGTCTGGTAACGGCACAATCGGAGTCGGAACTGCGCCAACTGCAGGGGAAAGCGGCTTTACTGGAAATGCTCCTCAAACTTAAAGAGAACCAC